TATGTTCCAGAATTTCCACTTTACGCATGGGGTTTGAATGCAAATTACCAATTAGGACTAGGTGATATCAACTACCGTTCATCTCCTGTTCAAGTTGGTGTTCTAACTACATGGTCAAACGTTGCAGGTGGTAATGGGTTTTCATTAGCAACAAAAACTGATGGAACTCTTTGGGCTTGGGGAGACGGAACTAATGGTCGATTAGGACTAGGTGATACCAGTGCCCGTTTATCTCCTGTTCAAGTTGGTGCTCTAACTACATGGTCAAAAGTTTCTGCAGGGAATGCACATGGTATGGCAATAAAAACTGATGGAACTCTTTGGGGTTGGGGTAGAAATATAGACGGCCAATTAGGCACAGGTAATACAACTGACTATTCATCTCCTGTTCAAGTTGGTGCGCTAACTACATGGTCAAAAGTTTCATGTGCTAAAAACAACACCAGCACTTTAGCAATAAAAACTGATGGAACTCTTTGGGGTTGGGGAAGCAACACTCTTGGAGTATTAGGACTAGGTAATAGCATAGCTCGTTCATCTCCGGTTCAAGTTGGTGCTCTAACTACATGGGCAGAGGTTTCTGCAGGAGTTTCACATACTATGGCAATAAAAACCGATGGAACTCTTTGGGCATGGGGTAATGGTGCAAGTGATAGACTTGGAACAGGTAATGTAACATCTCGTTCATCTCCTGTTCAAGTTGGTGCGCTAACTACATGGTCAAAAGTTTCATGTGCTAATCATTCTTTAGCAATAAAAACTGATGGAACTATTTGGTCATGGGGATTTAACACGTCTGGACAATTAGGATTAAATGATGTATCAGCTCGTTCATCTCCTGTTCAAGTTGGCGCTCTAACTACATGGTCAAACGTTGATACAGGATTAGTGCATACTATTGCAATAAAAACTGATGGAACTCTTTGGTCATGGGGTGGAAATGGAAGTGGTGAGTTAGGATTAGGTGATACTACATTTTATTCATCTCCGGTTCAAGTTGGAGCTAATACTAATTGGACAGATAAAATTTCTGCCTCTGTTTTTTTCACACTTGCTGTAAAAAATTCTTGAAAAAGTCAAATAAATTTTGTATATTTGTTATATTATATCAAAATTATGAAAATTAAAAATGCACCCATTAGATATTGCTCTAGAACATAGTGTTAATGGTTTTCCAAATCTGGGAGAAAGTATATTAAGGAATCAACCACAGGATGATTTGCGTGTTCTTTTCAATTTAGGATGGCATGAAATGCGTCATGGTAATCTTAAAAAAGGATTTGAACATCTTAATTATGGTAGATACATAAATGTATTTGGTCTTCCACCAATTTCTGGAAAACTTTGGAAAGATGAATCATTACAAAACAAAACGCTTCTTTTCAGATGTGAAGGTGGGTTTGGTGATCAAATACTTAATTTTCGTTTTGCTAAAGTATTTCAAGAAATGGGTGCAAGAGTAATAGTTTCATGTTCATCGGAGTTGAAAGAACTTTTCAATAATAATGGTTTCATATCCATTGATAATGACGTTATAAAAAATGTTCATTATGATTATTGGGTTCCTGCAATGTCTGCGGCTTATGTATTAAACATGGAATATGATGATTTAGATGGACAACCATATATTTCCCCAACAGAACCGAGAAAATTGTTTTCAAAGTCAGGAACCCTCAAAGTTGGTATTCGTTGGAGTGGTTCTCCAGAGTTTGAAGATGAACAACACCGTAGATTTCCACCTGAATTGATGATTGGTCTCCACGATATACCAAATACAACATTTTATTCACTTCAGCGTGACGAAAATCTAGTTGATGGTCTTCCTTTTGGTGATATGTGTGAACAAATGAAGTCTTGGGATGATACTGCAAGTATAATTGCCGATTTAGATTTAGTAATAACATCCTGCACATCGATAGCTCATCTATCTGCTGCAATAGGAAAGCCAACTTGGGTAATCACACCTATTATGCCGTATTATACATGGGTTTTTCCTGATGAAAAATCAAAATGGTATGATTCTGTAAAATTGTTTCGTCAAGAAAAATACGGAGAATGGGATGTCCCATTCAAAAAAATCAGAGAAGAACTGACTAAATTATCGGAAGAACACACTAAACAATTCGTCTGACATATTTATAGATAGTATATTGTTTTTAACGAAAAGAGTTTATACATGAAATATATTTTAGTGGAAAATGGAAACATCGTTGGAAATCCAACGGAACTTCCAAGAAATTGGGCAAATATATCAAACTTTTATCTTTTTGATAATGAAACATTGAAACAATATGGGTGGTACCCGTTTAGATTTGTAGAATCAGATATAAGTTCAAATCAATTTTATGATGGAAGTGATTTCGTTATAGAAGAAAACGAAGTGGTTGAATATCAAAAAGTTCGTAATAAAACTCCACAAGAAATTGAACAAGAAAACGAAGATACTTGGACATCAATTCGTTATAGTAGAAATGAACTTTTAACAGAATGTGATTGGACACAATTATCGGATGGTCCTTTAACTAATCAAAAAAAACAAGAATGGATTGTATATCGTCAGGCATTAAGAGATATTACATTACAGGTAAATCCATTCAATGTAATTTGGCCAACAAAACCAGAATAAAATGAATAATAAAATAAACAAATTGATAAAAGAACTTAACCTTGCCATATTCAATGAAAATGATTTGGTAGATAAGGATGTTCTCGTTATTTATCCTGGCAAATTCCAACCAATGGCAATCTATCATAAAGAAGAATATGATAGAATCTGCCGTAAGTTTGACAAAGATAATGTGATAATAGTTACAGATGATATAACTGATCCAATAGAAAAACCACTAACATTTGATGAAAAGTCATCAATAATGACTCGTCATAATGTTAAACATATTGCGCAATCAAATACACCATTTCATGCAACAAATGTAATTGAGCAATTTGATGGTGATATCACAGTTGTAATTTATGCAGTTGATAAAGATGATGTATCGAAATTAAAAGATTACAAACGATTGATGCGATGGAACGGAACAAGTCAGTTGCCCTACAAAGATATTCAAAATCCGTATGTATATTATATGGTTGTTAATCATGTTAGATATGACATTCCAAGTTTTGGCGAAATGGCATCAAAAAGTATTTTTACTGCTTTAGCTGACAGAAGTGCAAAATTATCTGAATTAAAATCTCGTTTCATTTCTATATTTGGTTGGTTTGATGTTGATGTATTCAATATGGTTGTCTCCAAGTTTAATACAAAACGTGGAAAAATGAAAGAAAGTAAATTGGATGAAAAGGGTTTGAGACCAATGCACATGATAACAAAAAAATTTTGGAATAAAGTTTACAATGAAATAATAAAATAAAAGGTTATGTTATGGATATTAAAATTGACGGATTGAATGATGTAAAAAAACTTATTGCAGGACAACATGAAAGCCAACAAAAAATTCAAGTTGGTTATACGGAAGAAAACAAAGAGGATAATACATCAAGAAAAATTGGTAATAAATGGTTTGATGAAGATGGTAATGAATGGGAACAAAGAAACGGTTATAAGATAAAACTTGGAAAAGAATGGCAACAAGAATTACATGAGTATCTAAACACATTTCCAAATTGTCCAAATGAAACATGCGCATGCGGTATGCCTAAAAAAATTGATGAAAAGATGAAAAGAATACATGGTATGTGTTTTGATTGTGTAATCGATATGGAACACAAAATTCGCCTTGAAGGTAAATGGGATGAATATGAAAAGAGAAAAGTAAAACAAAATGCACTTGCTTGGTTACTAGAGGCAGAACGAGATAAAAATTCTATTGCTAGTGAATTATCAAGGATGGAATTTACAAATGATTTCGGTGATATTGAAGAATGGAAAACACCATTTAATAAAGAAGAAATGTTGGAAAAAATAGAAAATGAATTTGCAGAATTTAGAAAAAATTTCATCGAACAATTAGAAAGGGATTTAGGAGAAAGGAGTGAAGAAGCATAATCCTATGTCAGAAACATTACAAGGAATTGGTGGTGAAATATCATCAAAAAGAGTAATGATGTTTTTTTCTTTCATTGTTATGATATTTATGGCAGTATTATCAACGTTTTATGAAAAGAAAATAGAACAATTTATATTTGATGGTTTTCTTTACATAGTAGTTGGTAGTCTTTTTTCAGTTGCTTCAGAACAGTTTTCTGGAAAATTTAGAAAAATGAATCGGGATGAATATCATTCAGAGTATGAGGATCAGGATATTATCGATGAACCACCAAAAAGAAATCGGAGAGATTTATGAAATCTGTAATTGTTGAAAGGGCAGTGCCTACAAACAAAAAACTTTACAATAGTATTAAGGCGAGAATTAAAAGAAAATATAAAGTTTGGCCGAGTGCTTATGCATCTGGTGCACTTGTTAAGGCATATAAGGCAGCCGGTGGTGGTTATCGTAATGTAAAAGAAACAATTGAAAATGCATCATATCAATTAGAGGCATATAGTACAAATTCTTGTGGTAAAATAAATGAATTACATTTTCGTTTACAAGAAAGTGAACCTAATATGATGAATGAGGCAGAATATCGTGGTAGAAAAGTTAGTCTAGGTAAACCATTCAGAACACCCGATGGACCAAAAAAGTTTTCAGTATATGTTAAAAATCCAAATGGCAATGTTGTAAAAGTAAATTTTGGTCACAAGGGTGAAGGCGGAAAAAAAACAATGCGTATAAAAAAGAGTAATGCCGTTAGAAGAAAATCTTTTAGGGCACGTCATAATTGTGATAATCCTGGAAAAAGATGGAAAGCAAGATACTGGTCATGCCGTTTTGGATGGCCAAGTTCTGGTAAAGGTGCAATAGATAGGACTTAAATAATATGAACTCTGATATATTCAAAGCAGTAATGAGACCCCTTCTAAACGCAAACAATGTTGCAAATAGATCTGTTTTTGCCAGTATAATGGCAAAAGCATATGAACTTTCAACTGTTGGTTTAACTGGAACAACATTCGGTGCAAGATTGATAAAGGGTGATACCCAATTTTTAGAAAAATGTATAAATGATGCATTAGACGCAAATCATGCAGATACAACACGTGCTTCAAATAGAACGGCATATACATTGATGGCGGTTGGTTTTATGGGATATTGGGCATCTGCAAAATTTACACCAACACCTTTTGCACCGGCTATGACCACTACCATACGAGGACCAGTTGTTAAAATTCCTGGAACACTTGAACCACTTGCTTCAAACATATTTTATTCATTTGTTCTTGGATATTCCGAAAAACATTTGGATGCACTTACAACTTCACTAAAATCGTTTCAAAGAACAATTATAGGTAGTATTGACGGGACTACATCAAATGGAAGTCCTGTTATTCTTCCTTGGGTTAGTATAATTTGATGTTTATTTATATTTATTGGTATGAATAAAACAACAGAAAATATGGTAAAAGAAATCATCAGAGAGTATATCTCACAATATATTCGTGAAGGAAAGAAGCCCAGTGGTGGTTTATCCGGTTGGTTTAGAGAAAAATGGGTTGATATTTCTCGTAAGAAAAAAAGTGGTGGCCATCCGCCATGTGGTGCTTCAGCTGGAAGTAAAACGAGAAAAGGTGGAAAAAGGGCATATCCTAAATGTGTTCCTGCATCAAAAGCGGCTTCTATGTCATCAAAACAAAAGAAAAGTGCTGTATCACGAAAAAGAAAAAAAGGTGCAACCGGTCGTGGTAAGGCAAAAATGGTTTCAACGTTTACAAAAGGTTAATTATGCAATACACGGTTAGACAAAACATTTATTATTACATAAAAATGTTTGTGCTTGTTTTATTTTCTGTTTTATTTTTATATGTTCTTTATGATAATGATAGTTCAAAAGAACAAATACGCAAATCTACAAAAAAATCCGATAGTCTTGAAGCATTGATAGAAAAGTATCAATATGATTATATCGAATTAAAAAAGAAAGCAAACGAACTAGATTCTATTCTTAATGTAAAGAAAGATAAATTAACAGAAGTCAAAGGATCATTTAATCGTAGAAAAAAATCACCGCCGAAAACTCCAAGCGATGCATATAATTTTATAAATAAATTTTTAAGTGAATGATATGAAATATGTTTTAATTTTATTATTTTCATCAATTTCCATATTCTCATCGGAAAAAGATTCAGTATATTGTTTTAATAAAGAACAAATAACAAAATTAGCATCAAAAATTCAAACATTGCGAGATTCAAATGAATATTTGGTTGCAGTTGTAAACGCACAAGATACAGTAATAGACGTATATCAGTCTAGATCCGAAACATTTTTGAAACAATTAAATAATCGTGACCAAGTTATTGATGCTTGTAAAAAAAGAAGTGCTGAACTTGAAAAGATAAATGAAGAATTACAACCTAGTTGGTATGATAATAAATTCCTTTGGTTTTTTAGTGGAGTTGGAACTGTTCTTGGAATAATGTTTGCCGTTCAATGAGTAAGAACTTAAAAGATATTATCAAAGAAGAATATTCAAAGTGTGCTTCAAATCCGGCATACTTTATGAAACGTTACGCAAAAATTCAACACCCAACTCGTGGCAAAATACTTTTTGACTTATACCCATTTCAGGAAGATGTTCTAACTGAGTTTAATAATAATAGATGGAATATTGTTCTCAAATCTCGTCAGTTAGGTATATCAACACTTATTGCAGGGTATTCACTTTGGATGATGTTATTTAATCAAGATAAAAACATTCTGGTTATTGCTACAAAACAAGAAACTGCAAAAAACTTGGTAACAAAAGTTCGTGTTATGTATGATAATATGCCAAGTTGGTTGAAAACAGGTGTTCAAGAAGACAATAAACTTTCACTTAGATTTAAGAACGGTTCACAAATAAAAGCCGTTTCTGCTGCCGCTGATTCTGCTCGTTCTGAGGCACTTTCACTTCTTATCATAGATGAGGCCGCCTTTATTGATGATATAGATAGGATATGGGCATCTGCACAACAAACACTCGCTACCGGCGGAACTGCCATTATTAACTCTACTCCAAATGGTGTTGGTAACTTCTACCACAAGCAATGGGTAAAGGCGATAACAAAAGAAAATGCATTCAATCCAATCGAATTGTTATGGCAATCTCATCCAGACCGTGACCAAAAATGGAGAGACGAGCAGGATGTATTGTTAGGTCCTGATATGGCAAAACAAGAGTGTGATGGAAATTTCCTTTCATCCGGTCGTTCTGTTATTGATGGTGAACTTGTAAATTGGTACGAACAAACTTATGTATGTGAACCAAAAGAAAAACGCGGAGCAGAAGATGCTTATTGGATTTGGGATTATCCTGATCCAAATAAATCATACATAGTGGTTGCTGACGTTGCTCGTGGTGATGGCAATGACTACTCGGCATTCCATGTGATTGATGTTGACAATTTAGAACAAGTCGCGGAATATAAAGGAAAACTAGATACAAAAACATATGGAAATATGTTAGTATCAGTTGCAACCGAATACAATGATGCAATGTTAGTGGTTGAAAATGCTAATATTGGTTGGGCAGTTATACAACAAATTATTGACAGAAATTATCCAAATCTTTATTATACATATAAAGAAGATGGATATATTGATCCATCAATTCATATTCAAAAAGGGTATGACTTAAAAGACAAATCACAAATGGTTCCTGGTTTTACAACAAGTGCAAAAACAAGACCACTACTAATTTCAAAATTAGAAACTTACTTCCGTGAAAGAGCGCCTATAATAAAATCATCAAGATTGGTACAAGAATTATATGTGTTTGTTTGGAATGGTTCAAAGGCAGAGGCACAACAAGGATATAATGACGATTTGGTTATGTCATTTTCCATCGGACTTTGGGTTAGAGACACTGCACTAAAACTTCGTCAAGAAGGATTGACTAAGACGAGAATGAGCTTGGATTACATGGGAAAATCAACAACTCCATTAAAAACATCTTATCAATATGGAGACGATAAAGATGGTTGGAGCATGAATGTAAATGGTCACACCGAAGACCTAACTTGGTTGATAAAATGAGTGTTTGGTATTTTTCCTACATATTTATATTAAATTTACATTATAGAAAATAGGTGATAAATGGCTGAAAAGAAATCATTATTTGATAGACTTAAAACGCTTTTTTCAACGAATGTTGTTGTAAGAAATGTTGGTGGTAAAAGATTAAAAGTGGTTGATACTGCTCGTTATCAAGCTGATGGGAACCCGCACACATCAAAAGTTATTGACCGTTACGGTAGATTACATGGAACAAAGGGAACTCCAATATCCGTATACAATCAATATAATTCATTTTCCGCAACAAAAATAGACCTTTATACTGATTATGAGGCAATGGACACGGATGCTATCATTTCATCCGCACTTGACATTTATGCAGACGAGAGCACACTCAAAAATGATACCGGTGATGTCCTTACTATAAAAACCGATAACGATAATATTCGTAAAATACTCCACAATCTTTTTTACGATGTTCTTAATATAGAATATAACTTGTGGCCTTGGATTCGTAATCTTTGTAAGTATGGTGATTTCTATTTGTATATGGATGTTAAAGACGAATTGGGTGTTAGTAATGTTGTTCCATTCTCACCATATGAAATGCAAAGAGAAGAGGGAACTGATCCAGAACACATCTACATGACAAAGTTTATTTATGAAGGTCCACTCGGTAAAGGTGAATTTCAAAATTATGAAATTGCACATTTTCGTCTTCTTGGTGATACGAACTTTTTACCATATGGTAAATCAATGTTAGAGGGTGCTCGTAAACTATACAAACAATTGATATTGATGGAAGATGCGATGTTAATACATCGTATTATGAGGGCACCTGAAAAACGCATATTCAAAGTAGATATTGGTAACATTCCACCTGCTGAGGTAGACCAATATATGAACAATCTTATGAACAGAATGAAGAAAACACCACTTGTTAATGAACAAACTGGTGACTACAATCTTAAATTTAACATGCAAAATCTTTTGGAAGACTTTTATCTTCCTGTTCGTGGTGGCCAATCGGGAACAGAAATAGAAACTCTTGCTGGATTACAATATCAGGCGATTGAAGATATTGAATATCTTAAAAGTAAACTATTTGCTGCTCTTAAAGTTCCAAAACCTTATTTGGGATATGATGAAAGTATTGAAGGTAAGGCAACACTTGCTGCACTTGATATTCGTTTTGCTAGAACAATCGAGAGAGTTCAAAGAATTGTAGTTTCCGAATTAACAAAGATTGCTATTGTGCATCTTTATGCTCAGGGGTATGAAAATTCTGATTTGGTTAATTTTGAATTGGGATTGACTGGTCCTTCTATAATATATGAACAGGAAAAGGTTGCTCTTATGAAAGAGAAGGTGGAATTGGCGGGAACACTCATGGAAAAGAAATTACTTTCAATGAAATATATCTATTCAAATTTATTCAATCTTTCAGAAGACCAAGCCGAATTTGAAAAAAATGAAGTTCTTGAAGATATTAAACATGCCTTCCGTCAAAAACAAATTGAAAATGAAGGTAATGATCCGGCAATAACTAAAGAATCATTTGGGACACCACATGATATTGCGAGTATGCAAGTGCGTGGCGGTGGAAAAATAATAAATGATGTGGAAGTGCCAGAAGGTGGATGGCCAGGTGCAGGAAGACCTGCAAAGAATTTGAGTTATGGAACTGATGACAGTCCATTTGGTAGAGATCCTATTGGGAAGAAAGATGTGGGTAACACTCTTAAAGTAAATAATTCACCGAAGGCGAATCATAAAGGAAATTCACCGTTATCTCTTGAAAATCGTGATATAGGTAAATTGATAGATAGTATGTCTGGTATAAAGATTAAAACAAAGAAAATAATATCAGAAAGTCTTAAACCGTCTATTAAAGAAGAAATCGAATCAAATTTGTTGAATGAGAATAATTTATTGGATGAATTGTAAAATTGCCTATATTTATTCTATGAAAGTGCACATAAACAGGTATAAGGAACAATGAAGAAAATTAAACATTCTAAATTCAAAAATACTGCAATGTTGTTTGAGTTATTGACTCGTCAAATAACATCAGACATTATTTCCTCTAATGAATCCATTGCAATTCAGATTCTAAAAAAATTCTTTAATAAGAACACAGAACTTATTAGAGAATATAAACTCTATAAAACTGTTTGTGACGAAAAATTAAAGTCAGAGACAAAGGCGAATATGTTGATAGAAGCAGTATTGAAGGCAAGACGTGGACTAAATAAACACAAATTACAGAACGAAAAATATGAATTGATAAAATCAATCAAAGAAAACTTTGATATTGATGTATTTTTTCAAACAAAAGTTCAAAACTACAAACTTCTTGCCTCCGTATACAAGATTTTTGAATATAATGAATTGGATAATCCAATTGAAATTACGAAATCTCGTATAACTATACTTGAAAATATAACATCAAAACCAAATACTTCCGTAATAACCGAGGATGTTGCTATTGCACAAGAACCAAAAGAAATTCGTTTAATGGCTTACAAGTATTTGGTTGAAAAATTTAATGCAAAATATAATAATTTAACCGAATCACAAAAGGTATTATTGCGAGAATATATTGAAAATGTAAGTAATACAAATAACTTAAAGTCTCTTCTTCAAACAGAAGCGGTAACTATAAAAAGATTGTTTACAAAAAATATGTATAGGGTAAAAGACAAATCTTTGAAAATAAAATTACAAGAAGTTGCAGGACTTTTGGGTGAATATGAGAATATAAAGAAAGTAGAAGAAAATCATATCTCCGCTCTCCTCCGTTATTACAGTTTAATAGACGATTTATCATGGAGTAAATAATGCCAGAAATAAACGAAATACATCCTTACAATTTTCCAACAACTCCTGTAAGTGATTTTGAAAGAAAAGGACATCCTGGAAAATTTCTTAAATCAATAACATGTGGAACCGGAACAACTTACTTTACTGGTTCAAATTTTGGTGTAGGCGGGATTATAGTTCCAACTGGAACAACCGGAACCGCATCACTTTCCGCAGGTGGAGATATACCACTTAGTGCTCTTGCAGGTGCTCAACGTATATTTGAACTTTCTATTTCATCTGTAAAAATAGATTCCGGAACATCATATGTTTTGATAAAAAATCAATTATCGAGATAAGGTACAATATGAGTGTTGAATCTTTCATAAAAAAACTAAAAGAATCGGAAGAATATCGTCAATTTGCAGAAGAAATCGCATTGGATGAAATGAGCACAACTGTATCGGTTCCTGGATATCAAACTCCAAATGCATTTGCGAAGAGTGAAGATGATTTTGAATCACATAATAAAGAAACTGCAGAAGTATATGGGTATAAAATTGTTCCAAAACAACCAAAGAAAAACTTTGAGTCAGTTTACAAACGGGCAATGAATGTGATTTCGGAAGGAACATACAACGAATTTAGAAAGGATGAAACTAGAACGAGTAATAGAAAAATAAATGATTCTATAAAAAATATAAACAGAATTATGTATGAAGTTGAAAGAGTGGTTGAACATGCATTCAAATTAAAAACAGAAATGGCTGTTGATCAAAGAACTCTTTGGCGTGAATCACGTGCTCGCCTTGTTAAAATTTCAGAAAAAATAAACAGACTTAGTAAAAAAATACACGAATTGGGTGCATAATATGAAACAACTGCTCGTAGATACTATACTTTTCGCTGCTAATCCAAAACTGATTGCAGAATCTGAAAGAAAAAATAATGGTAAAGTTATAGTTTCTGGTGTTTTACAAAGAGCCGAGGCAAAGAATCAAAATGGTAGAGTATACCCGAAAAAGATTTTGACGCGTGAAGTAAAAAAGTATGCTGCAACCAATATTAAAGAAAATCGTGCTCTTGGAGAACTTGACCATCCAGATTCATCTGTGATAAATCTTCGTAATGTTTCACATAATGTTATTGGTGTAGAATGGAAAAATAATGATGTTGTTGGTACTGTTGAGATATTACCAACACCATCTGGAAACATTTTGAAACAACTTCTTGGTGCAGGCATTCGTCTTGGTATATCATCAAGAGGATTGGGCTCGGTTGAAGAAATATCTGAAGGAACCGTAGAAGTTCAAGATGA